GCCATTTCTTGACCAAATGCACTTGATTGTTCATCTTCACTAAAGCTTTCGTATAATTTTGACAAATTTTCTAAGTCTCTTTTACGATTCATGTCTATATTTATTCATTTTTTAGTTAAATAACAGTATATGAAACCTACCCGTGATTTTTATTTGGGTAATCCTAACTTGCCTACAGAGAATACTCAGTTTGAGTGGACACCGGCAATGATTAAAGATTTGAAGAAGGCAAAACAAAACCTTCTTTACTTCGCAGAAAATTTCTTCTTTATTGTTAACCTAGATCGTGGTCGTGAAAAGATTGGTCTACACTCTTGCCAGAAAAGAGCACTAAGGGGTATGAGAGATAATCGTTTCTTTATATTACTTGCCTCAAGACAGATAGGAAAAACGACCATGATGACAATTTACACATTATGGCATGCTTGTTTTAATAATGATCAACGTATTCTTATAGTTGCTAACAAAGAAGGTACTGCAAAAGAAATATTTTCACGTATTCGAATGGCATATGAAGAGTTACCTAACTGGTTAAAGCCCGGTGTAACTGAATATGGTAAAGAATCGTTGAAATTAACTAACGGTACATCAATAGGTATTAGTACTACAACGGGAACAGCTGCTCGTGGTCAATCTATTAACGTGCTAGTACTGGACGAGTTAGCATTTATTGAACCTCACTTGGTAGATCAGTTTTGGAAATCTGTTTTCCCTGTAATTTCATCATCGAAAAAGTCTAAAATCTTTATAGCATCTACCGCAAACGGTACAGATAACCTGTTTTACAAGATATGGAACGGTGCTATTGAACATAAAAACGGTTGGGGTTACGATAAAATCTTATGGCATGAGGTTCCTGGTAGAGATGAACAGTGGAAGTACGAAACCATGCGTACTATTGGTAGTGAAGAAGCATTTAACCAAGAGTTCGGGTGTGAATTCATATCTTCTGGTGAATTAGCTATAAATGAAGAATTATTTGAGGCTTTAAAGGTAAATTGTCAAAAACCAAAGATTGTAATGGAAGAAAACAATTACAAAATTTGGAGACAACCGGATGACAACGGGGTTTATGTAGCAGGTGTTGATATTGCTGAAGGTGTACACCAAAATGCTAGTGTAATTCAAATATTAGACTTAAAAGACCTTAATAATATAGAGCAAGTAGCCACATATTGGAGTAATACCATAAATCCCTTTAACTTTACCAGTAAATTACATGAAATTCTGTTACAATGGGGTAGTCCCCCAGCATTAATTGAAAGAAATAGCTGTGGAGCCCAGGTAGTTGATCATTTATATCATACTTTACGTTATGGTAACATAGTTTCATTTGAAGCAGGACAAGGAAAAGCTAAAAATAACAGGTTAGGCGTTATATCTCACACAAATACCAAGTATAGATGTGTGATGAACATGAGATATTTCGTAAATGAACTACAAGCAGTTAATATTCGTGAGTTAGAAACATTAGTAGAGATTAAAAACTTCATAAAATATCCTAATGGTAAGTGGGCTGCTAAGCCTGGTATAGATATGATGGATGACCGTGTTATGTCCCTTGGTTGGGCTCTATTAATATTAGATAACGACCTTATTAGACGATATTTTGATGTGTTGCGGTTTGATACTAACGGTAGACCAGCTGAAATCAGACGTTATGACTATGATTACGGTACAAATCTTAACAAAAAGTTGTTTAGCTGGGGTGAAGAAGACGAAACTGACCAGGTTGATACAATAGTCTTTACAGAAAAGACCGGGTCAGATCATAATTCTGAGTTAGATTGGATGAAACAGAATGGTTGGACACCGGTAGGTGACTTTCAAACTCATAGATCGTTTACTCCTGCTGCTAACTCATGGTTAGTTTAAATATATTCAATGACTACATACTCACAATCACCGTTTAACAAGGAAAGAAAGGATAAATTTGTCCTTGTTATACCTACTCCTAAGGTATTACGGGATGATATATCAAAAACGGTGAGAGATAACAAGTTTGTTAACCCAGACTCGGTACAATTTTCAATTTACGGTAGTGTTATACCAGAAGTTAGTGTACCTGAAGTGGAAACACGCTATAGTGGTCAGAATTTACACATTACTAGTCATAATCGCCCAACTTACCCGCCAATTGACGTAAATTTTACAATTGATAACAGATTTAGCAACTATTGGTTCATTTATTCGTGGTTGAATAAATTGCAAGATGATTATGCAGGTTATTTTGACGCGAGTAAAGATTATAAACCAGGAATGGTTGTTGAAGATTTGTATATGGCCAATTTTACCATTTATGGTTTAGATGAATACAACAAAAAAGTAGTTCAGTTTGATTTTTCAAAGGGATTTCCTACCAGGATCGGAGGAATCAGTTATTCATACAGAGACCCCGACGAAATTGAGTCGTCATTTACCTTGGCTTACAGTCAGTTTACGGTTAAGCTTCTTCAAGTTTGACATATTTATTAAAAACGTGCATTTTAGACTTTTATATCTAAAAATGCATAAATATCGATATGGCACGAAGAACTATACAAAGTCCTGGTGTAGAAATTAATGAAGTAGATTTGTCCTTGCGTCCAGCAGACAAAATAGGTACAAATATTTTCATTACAGGTTTCTCTCCTGACGGACCAAATGATGAAATTGTACAGGTATCCAGTTTATCAGAATTCACTCAGATTTATGGGGCCCCAACTAACCCAGCAGAAAGATATTTCTACCATACAGTGGCGGAATCTTTTAAAAGCAGAGCCAATATTTTGGTTAACAGATTACCATATGGTGAAAATTTAGGTTCTGGATTCTCGAACAACTATTTTGCGACTGTTTACCCGGTTGTACCTATTAACCAAACAGCGTTCGATGCTTTAAGTGGCACCGAAAACAGTTATTTGTCAGCTAATATTGATCAAGAAGGTGGTCAAACTGAAACTCAATTCAGCCCAGCTTCAGCAGGGGATGATATCATATATTGTATCGGCAAACCAACGTTCCTTTCATTGACACAAGAGCAATATACAGCAATTATAGACGACTCTGCTTTTCAATGGAGTGATACCCCAGGTATACCAGGTAGTTTTGAAGTAGATAATACCCAATCAACAACAGCAACTCAATTAGCTACATTGGCTAAGGCTGGTATTATAGTTTTAAATACAGCAAAAACTACAGTTAATCAAAAGTTTGAAGGTTATTACTTAAACATTGCTGATAATACAAATCTTTATGCCTCGACTGATTATGATGATATTGTAAAAGTAAAAGTTTCAAAAGATGAAACAAATAAAACTCAACAATATAGCGTTCTTCAAACCATACCCGAGTCTAGATTAAACTTCTTATTATCTGCTGATTATAACAGTGATGCTACCCCGGCGAACTTATCATTAACTCAAGAAAGTATACCAACATTCAAAATTAATACACCATATTTTGATGATACGTTAATATTTGGTTTATACAAATTAAGACAGTCGGTATTTTCACCTGAAGTTACAAAACTTGATTATGTTTTAGAAGAAGGTTATTTTGGAAGTATAGATTATTATAGACAAATTAATAACCCTAACGGTGGTGCTCCTATGAGTTTCTACTTACCGCAAATATTAACAAATAATAGTGTTAATTTAGCAGTTAAGATTAATAAAAACATAATGGGTAGAGGTTCGTCTGGTAATCTTAATGATGACGGTACACCGAACAGAAAAGTGAGAGTAATCACAACCCAGCTTGTTAATAACTATTATGAAAGCGGCACATCAGGTGATGCAAATACATCTTACAGAGAAATTGTAGGTTTACCTCAAGCAAACATTTCTAATATTGCCGATGGTAATTATATTTACGATGTTAATGGAAATAAAAGAACAGCAGAGTTTTCAATAGGAGATGCTTCACTGTTACCTGCAGGTTCTTACAGCACTACTAAAGAAACTAATAACGAAATCGGTGACTTACCCGGTAAGTTAGATAGAGTATTTGATAGATTAGCAAATATTGATTTATTTGATATCGATATTATGACTGATGGTGGTTTGAGTACAATCCAAACTACAGTAAAGAATACTGCTAACACATCAAATGCAAACAAATACTTTGATGATAGAGATGCATTAACTGGTATTGCTGGTTTAGGTACAACTGGTATTACATTAGATGCTGATGCAAGTGCAATTAGATCATCTTGGGCAACTATTACTAATAAGTTTATTAACTTTGCAAGTAATGTTAGAAAAGATTTTATCTTTATATCTGACCCAATTCGTCAAATTTTGATATCTGGCGACAATACAAAAGGTATTAATATACCAGGTCAGACATTCCCGTTAAACATTTTAACACCATTAAAACAAATCTACAGTATTATTAATACAAATTATGCTGCAGCTTATGCATCATATGCCCAGGTTTATGATAATGGTGTTGGAGGTCAGGTTTGGATTCCATTCTCTGGTATAGCAGCTGCGAATTACGCTCGCACCGATGCAAGTTTTGCACCATGGTATGCACCAGCTGGTTTCACTAGAGGGTTG